GAGCCAATGCAGCAGTCTTTAAGTCAATCGAAAACACAACAGCCAAGTTCAATCGCCGCACAGCGATGGTAGATGTACGGAGAGCCGCATGAGTAATGTTGCAATTAATATCGCGGCAGAGTTTAAAGGAAAGCCAGCATTTAAAAAGGCTGAAACAAGCATTGATCGCTTAGATCAGCGCACAAAGAATCTTGGCAAGACTTTAACTCGAACATTTGGCACAACAGCAGTTGTGGCTTTTGGTCGCGCATCTGTGCGAGCTTTTGCAGAAGATGACAAAGCAGCAACCTCTTTAGGTCAGACTCTTAAAAATCTTAATCTTGCTTATGGATCAAACATTGGCACAGTCAATGGCTTTATCTCTCGCCTTGAAATGCAAACAGGTGTGCTCGATGACGAGCTGCGTCCAGCAATGGATCGCTTACTTCGTGCAACAGGTGATGTAACTAAGTCTCAGGAATTGCTAGGACTTGCATTAGATATTGCAGCGGGCACAGGTCGATCCGTTACTCAGGTTTCACAAAGTCTCCAGAAGGCTTATCTAGGTCAGACACAGGCACTTGGTCGCTTAGGTGTAGGACTATCAAAAGCTGAACTGACATCTTCTTCATTCGAGGAAATTCAAGCTCGCTTAGCAACATTATTCGCAGGACAAGCATCAGCGGCAGCAGAGACTTTCGCAGGTCAAATAGACAAGCTAACAATCGCTGCTAACAACGCCAAAGAGACTATTGGAAAAGGCTTGTTCGATGCCATCACAGCCTTATCAGGTGGAAGCAGCACAGCTGGCATAGATAACATTAATAAATTAGCCACAGGCATTGCTGACACTCTAAAGAATGTTGGTCTCTTAATCGGCAAATTGGAAGATTTCAAGCCTGTACTTATCGCAGTCGGTGTTGTAGCGGCAGCAGCATTCTTGCCAATGACTACGGCAATCGCTGGAGCAATCTTCCTATTGGGAACATTAAACAAGGCATTGGATAAGCAATCTTTTGCCAAGGGCATCATTCCAAAGGGCATGGGCAATGTTTCCATGACTATGTCTGGTCAGGTAGATAATAGAGTCTTAGGAAATCAAACCAAGATAACAAAACTGACTAAAGAGCAATCAGCAGCACAGGCTAAGATTCTTAAAGATAAAAGATTACAAAACGCCATTGACAAGGCTAACCTTGCTCTTGCCAAGGGTAGCGATATCTTTGACATTGATCAGATCCAGATCGCAGCAGCACTCGCTAACCAAACAGAGCAATTAGGTAGAGCTAGCACCTCAGCACAGGCGTTACAGATTGCCAATGATATTGCTCGCCTGAATGTCAAGAAGTCAATCAATGAGCTAGAAGATGCAATAGCTGCTAAGGATGAAGCAGCAATCATCGCTGCGACAAAGAAGCTCAATGAAGACATGAAAATCTTAGGAATACTAGGTCAGCAGAATGTTAAATTATTAGACATCAAATCTATTCTTGATAGCCTTCTTCCAAAGGATTTAATCAACCTACAAAATCTTAAAGATGCTATTGCTCTACTTGGTCAGATTAAAGTGCCGGGCGTTACTCCACCTGCGGGCGGTGGTGGTGGCGGTGGCAATCGTGGTGGTGGTGTAGGTGGTGTTAATCCAGCAGCAGCTTCTCTCATCGATCTACGCGCTACTACAACTCCAGGCTCACCAATCAATGTATTGCTTAAAGAGCATATTGATGAGATCTTAAGTTCCTCTGTCATGCCAGAAGTTGATGAACAATCTCAACGAGCTGCAATGAAATTGTTAGTACCGGGAACAATTAACGCGGGTTCTAGTTTTGACCCTGCAAGGTTTAGAGCTGGTGATAATGGCGATACCATTAACATCAATGTGCAGACAGGCATTGGCGATCCTAATGCTATTGCAGAAGCGATCGATCAAGTTCTTACAGATGCAGTACAACGCGGCACATTGAGAGGTTATGTACCTGCATGACATGGCTTCCAGAATGGCGAGTAACAGTAGGTGACGATGTCTATACGACTGTTACCTCTGTTTCCTATGCTTCTGGTCGCTTAGATATTGATCGGCAACCTACCGCAGGTTACTGCCGAGTAGAGATTGTTAATACAAACAATGCACCTTTCACCATCAATGTCACAGAGCCAATCACATTAGAGCTAAAGAATGGCTCTGGCACTTATGTGACTGTATTCGGTGGCGAGGTTTCAGACTTTAACATTGGTGTCAGAAGTCCAGAAGAATCTGGCTATATCACCACAGGCACAATCTTGGGCATTGGCTCACTTGCCAGACTTGCTAAGGCTATCTTTAATCAGGCATTGGCAGAAGCCCTAGATGGCGCACAGATTGCAACGATTCTAGGCGCAGCTCTGAACCTGACTTGGGCAGAAGTTACACCTACTGTCACATGGGATACATACCCAGCAACTCAGACATGGCTAGATGCTGAATCTTACATAGGCGAGATTGACTCAGGCTTCTACACAATGATCGCTCTGGGTGCTAGTGCTTCTGCCAAGTCTCAGAGCCTTGCAGATCAGATTGCAAATAGCGCACTTGGTCAGATCTACGAGGAAAAGGACGGAGATGTCTCTTATGCCGATGCAGACCACAGATCTCAGTATCTTGCAGCAAATGGCTTTACTAACATCAATGGCGCGTATGCAACACCTACCTCTATCACAGCTACAACTCAAACTGCTCGCATCCGTAACAGCCTTATCTATCGCTACGCCACAGGATACGGAAGCACATACAGTACCTCTGACGCGGACTCCATAGCCTCTTACGGGCTTTTTGAGCGTTCCTTTGACTCTAACATTAAGAACCTTGCAGACATCACTAATATCGCCTCTAGAGAGCTTGCCTTGCGTAAGAATCCACGCGGATCTTTGGGAGCAATTACCTTTCGCCTAGATAACCCAGACATTCCATCGGCAATGCTTGACAGCCTTATTGGGGTTTTCTTTGGTCAGCCTATGTTGATTACTAACTTGCCAAGCAACTTGCTTGATGGTCAGTTTGACGGCTTTGTCGAAAATGTGGCACTTAGAGCAACACCTAGTTTTGTGGAGATAACCCTCTACATTTCAGCAACAGACTTCTCACTATCTACAACCCAATGGGAAACAGTTATTCCAGCCTCACTAGCATGGACAGGCGTCAATGCTATACTAACATGGACAAATGCGACAGGAGCACTAACCTAATATGGCACTATCACCTCAGTATTCTTGGCCAGAGCCAGATAACAGCAGCCTTGTAAAAAATGGCGCACAGGACATCCGCGCATTAGGCGATGCCATTGACACTTCTGTGTGGAATGTCGGCTATGGTCAAGCTGGCAAAAACAAGTTTATTAACGGAAACTTTGGAATCTGGCAGCGCGGTACAACTTACAATGCCATTGACCCAGCACCTTTTTATGGTGCAGCAGACCGCTGGCTATTTGGCAGAAATGGAACAAGCGGAACTGGAACTAATACAATTTCTCGCCAAGCTTTTACTATTGGTCAAACAGAGGTGCCTAATAACCCTACTTATTATCTGCGTTGGACAGTAACAACTTTGGCAACAAGTCAAACAAGAATTGACCTTGGAAATTTTGTTGAAGATGTGCAAACTTTTGCAGGTCAAGTTGTCAATGTATCTTTTTATGGCAAAGCCTCTGCTGCTAGAACTTACGAGATTTATTTAGAACAGAACTTTGGTAGCGGTGGATCTACGGCTGTTGCTACTTTAATCGGTACTGGCACAATAACAACTGGCTGGACTCGCTTAAATGTAAGTGGAACTTTACCAAGCATCTCTGGAAAGACAGTTGGCGCAGGAAGTTATGTTCGTTTAATTTTGCGAGTTACTGGAATTTTAGTGGGAGATGTTGTCGAGTTTGCTAACGCGCAGTTTGAGTATGGATCAAAAGCAACTAACTTTCAATTAGCAGGTGGTGGAGATCCACAGTCTGAATTGGCTATGTGCCAAAGGTATTACTGGAGAACGACTAATTCTGGTGCCGCTGATTTTCTAGGATTTTCTGGTAGTGCATTTAGCACAACTGGTATAACTGCAGGTATTACACCGCCTACTTCAATGAGAATCATTCCGACTGCGATTGAAGCGTCAAATGTTCGCTTATATGATGGAGTAACTGCAACTGCCGTAACATCGGCATCAATAACTGGAACTCCAAATGGTACTTTTGTTTCGGCTGATTTCAACGTTGCTTCGGGTTTGACACAATACAGACCTTACAGGGTTATTTCTAATACAGGTACATCATATGTCGGATTAAGTGCGGAGTTGTAAAATGGATAAAGTTAATTTTATTGTAGATAGATTAGACGCAGAACACGCTTTAATTGAACACGCAGACGGGTCATTTACTTCAATGCTGAAATCAACTTATGAAGCGCAGCAAGCGGAACAATCCACACCGAGTGTGATCGATGAAACCTCAACTAAGTAAGGCTGCTAAACAGCTTCGGGAACAGTTTGATGACACCTTCCCAGATAGAGATAGGCTTTCGGATGGTTGGATCGGTGATACCCGACACTCTGCTCGCAAGTCTGATCATAATCCAGATGAGCAAGGGTGGGTTCGTGCCATTGACATCGACCGCGACTTACACAAAGGCGGGAAGCCAGACCTTATGCCAGACATTGTCGATCAGGTTCGTCTCGCTTGCAAGTCTAAGTCAGAAAAGCGAATCAGTTACATCATATTTGATGGGCGTATCTGCTCCAGCATCCTTAACTGGAAGTGGCGCAAGTACACAGGATCTAACAAACACA